TCTCCTTCACGAGGTCTCGTTGCTAATTCATAATCATCATCAGCTGCTAAAAATGGTGATATAAAATCTTCAAATCTTTCTTTAGATATTGTAACCGTAAGTTCATCTCTTAAACTTACTCCAAATTTGGTCATGATATCACCTTGACCACCATAACCATCAAATGTATTTACATATGCTTCTAATAGAAAATTATCATCAAAAACAGATGATTGAACTTCTTTTATTATTGTTTGTTTTCTTACAAATTTTCGAGGAATATATGTTACTTCAACACCATAAATTTTAAGATGTTCATTTACTAAATCTTGAATAAGATTTTGTTCGTTTGGAGATCCTTGTAAGAAGAAGGGATTTAAAGCCATCAATCATTACCCAATAAAATCAAGTGGAGGTAACTCATATTCGAGCATCATCTTTTCTCTTATTCTTTCCAATTCTCTTTCAGCATCGTCATATATTTCTCTTCCATTAAGTTCAATTCCACCTGGTAATTTTGCTCCTCTAAATTTAATTAAATTTTGTCCCCATTGTTTTTTAACTAAAGCTGTATAATACAATTTCACGAAATAATCATTATAAACCTGATTAAAGGTTTCAGGATCTAATGCCCTAAAACAATCTATTACTAAAAAATCACCTGCGGTTTGAGACTTCCAATCAATATCTAAATACAATCTATCTTGTCTTTTATTAAATCTTATTTGTGCTTCAGGAGTAAGTAAGAAATCAATATCTTCAAGTCTTGTCTTTACCATACTATATTGTAATAACTCAAGTGAATTAAAATAATATAGATCATTTAAAAATAATTGATACTTAATGGAAAACATACTTCCAGAAATTGTGCTTGTATCAAATTTAAATATTTTATTTACACCTAATACAGATGTAGGAACCTGTAAAAAATTAGAATTTTCGTAAAAATTTGTGGTTGTTGTTCCATAACCAGGTATATTTGTTGAGGTAGTGGTAGTTGTAACAATACCAACACCAGTTTTACCATTTATTTTTGTTTCACCAGGTACTTCTGCTCCTATTGCCCTATCTATATCACCTGTTGTAATTTCATATTTTAAATACATTCTTTCAACACCATCAAAGTGTCTTTCATTATAAAGTTGTATAGTATCATCAATTAGATCTTCTAATTGTAAATCATCAACATTTATCTCTAAAACTGGAGCACCCAATTTTCTAAGCGCGTATTCCTTTAAAGACTCTCTTGAATTTACAGCATGCCCTACCATTATTCTGCCTCTACTTCAGATAATAAATTTTCGTATTTTTCTTGTAGTTCCATTTTTTCCGCTAGTAGTTCTTTTTGAGCATCTAAATTGTCTTGAACAATAGTCTGTAATTTTGCTTCAAGAAGAATATTTTGGTTGGTTAATGTAGAAATTTTTTGGTTATAAATTTTAATCAAAGCATTCACATCAACATCATTAGATCTTGTCATGTTTTAGAAAGTTCCCCCATCCAGAGTTGTTGTCCATTTTGGTATACCAGCAGCATTAGTGGTTAACACAAAGTTAGAAGTAGTTATACCAGCAGCAGTACCTGCAGCACCGATCTGTCTACCTGTAGTATCAAAGTATACAATACCATTACCAGTGGTATCAAAATCACCAGTTTGGAAATATATATCCTTGATATCTAATGCACCTCTTGTGCCAGATGCAGTATCACCTGTTATTGTAGCATCAGGTATGTAAGTAAATGACCTTGCAGGTGCATTACTATTGGCATTTGAATCGGTATCAACGTATCCAAAGAAACCTTGTTTATTGTTACCTGAACCTGCACTTGTATTATATGTAAATGCTACACCACGATCAGTGTTAGTGTCAACAGTTGAAATTGTTGTACCAGAACCTATGTTCGTTCCAGTGACTCCATCACCTGTGTTTATTCCTGCTGTAGTATCAATTTTAATTGTACTGACACCAGCAAGAGCTGTTGCCATAACAGTTCTTGTGCTTGTGGTTACACCAAGATTAATTATTGGATCATTAAGATTAACTGTAAACGAATCAACTGTTGTAGTTGTTCCATCAACTTGCAAATCACCTTTAATAATGACTTGTCCTTCATTACTTAAACCATCAGGGAATGGGTCAATAAACAAAGTATTACCAGTATTAGGTAATGATGAAATTACATTTGAAGATATTCCAACACCACCTATTCTTGCATCAAGTGCATGAAGAACACCACCTGTTTGGTGAATATTACCTTCAAAAGTAGATATACCTGTAACTCGAAGGTTACGCATTGTTGCTTCATCAAAAAAGATATCATCAGCAACGTGTAAATCACCACCTACAAATAAGTCACTTACAAAAGTCCCTATACCTGTAAATGTTGATACACCAGTAACACCTAAATTACCACCTATATTAACACTCTTCTCTATACCGACTCCACCTTCGACTATAAGAGCACCAGTGTCTTTGGTAGATGAATCAGTCACATCTGCCATTACAACTGCTACACCATTCTCATAGACCCAATCAGCACCTGTTACATTGATTCTATCATCTCCGTCTTCATCATATTCTATTTTTGCGTCTTTACTATCACCAAATGCGAGTTTTATATCATCTCCGATTACTACTTCACCAGCACCATTTGGTGTAAAGAATATATCACCATCAGTATTTGTCGATGAAAGGACGTTTGCATCTAATCTTAAATTATCAACATTCCATTGATCTACCTTTCTATTTTGATCAACAATTGCAACAAATCCATTCGCAGCAGTTGATGCGTTAGCAGCACTCGCAACTGAACCTGCAGTATTACTTAATAAATCTGTAAAATATCTACCACCAACTACCTGTGGATTACCTCCGTTGTCTCCAACAAATAATCTATCACCACTATTACCTTGCGTACCTCCACCACTCAGGGTTACACCAACTTCACCAAATTGTAAAGAA